TTTTGGTGAATTAATGTTAATACGGTAATATAAGAGAGGAGTGATAGAAAATGTATTATAATGAGAAACATAAGAAATTGGTTGAAGAAAGAGGTGATGTGATATGTTAAATTATAATGATTTACCAGACTATCTAAAGACAGGAAGAAAATCTTCAGAAGCTTGTGTTTTGGGTTGTTTATATGAAGACCCAGTGTTATTAAACGATTATGATATAGATAGTGAGCTGTTTATATCAGAAGAAGGGAGTTTTTTATTTACGATATTAAAAACATTATCTAATAAAAAAATTAACAAAATAAACGATACAGAGATTAGGTTAAATTGTAATGCCGATATATTAAAACAATATAGAGAATATGGTGGTTTTAAAATAATTGAAACTTTAAAACGAACTGTAGATTTAAAAAACTTTGAATCTTATTTGGATGATTTACAAAAAAGTAATTTATTAATTAATTATTATGCCGATGGATTGAATTTAGAGCAAGAAATACAAGTAGAAACTAAGAAAGGAATAATTAACATATCTTGGTTAGAGCTATTCAAAAATATGACTTGTGAAGAAATAATAGCATTTAGAGAGAGCAGAGAAAATAATTATATTAAAACATCCATAGATAATTCTATTAAAGAGCATACAGGATATATACCAGATTCATATATAGATAATTTATTACAAGGTGGAGAAATCGGTCTAATGTTTGATAAAGTTGGAGATACCAATTTTATGCCTTATCTTAGTAAAGAGGTGTTGGGTCTGAAACGCCAGACTTTATCAATGCTAAGTGCGAATGTTAACTGCGGTAAGACAACGTGGATGAGTAACTTAATATTATCTTTAGCTACTAACGATAACACAATTCTTTGTGTAACCAATGAACAAAAAATAGAAGACTTCTTTACGACATTTATTGTATATATATTATGTAACGTATTGGATTATAAAAAAATTAATAAAAGAAAAATAAAAAGTGGAACATTATCAGAAGAAGATATTGAAATGGTTAAGCAAGCTAAAAAATATTATGATGAAAATTTATCAGATAAAATTATTATAGCTAGTATGTTGGATACTAATATGGGTGGATTATCTAAATTAGTTAGAAAATATAAAAATTCTCATAATATATCAGCTGTTATATATGATACATTTAAACAAGAGTTTAAAGGAAATGGAGAAGCATCTTATAAAGATTTAATTAGAGATTCAAGAGAGTTGCATACATTATGTAAAAAGTATGATGTAGTTGGATTATGTTGTATTCAAACTTCACAAACTTACGACGGTGAATTGTTCTTAACGCTGTCGATGTTGAGTGGTGCAAAAGCCATAAACGAGATTTTGCATGGATTATATATGATGAGAGCTTTATACCCTCAAGAACTAGATAAAGATAGTCCATTTTATTGTCATCCATTTAGAAGAGTAAAGAACGAAAAAACGGGTAAGTGGGAAGAAGAAGATGTGACATTAAATCCAAATAATCATTATAGAATTTTGTTCATCACTAAATCGAGAGACACTCTTACGGCAGTGGATACTCAAGAAGCGATTATTATGAGTTTTAATACTTTTAGTGGAACATTTCAAGAAAGATGTATGTGTAAGCCTGTTAGAAAGAATATTAACCAACAAAATAATAAATTTGGTAAAAAGTAGGTGACAAACCTATATGAAAGAGTATTTAAAAAATAATCCAGAACAAATTGAAAAAATATTAAGTTATTACAATTATCATAGTATTAATATAACAGATAAAGAGATTAGGTGTGCAAAAGTAGGAGGAGATAACCCTAGTGGTTGTAGAATCAAATTAAATGATAATTTATCAGCTACAGACTTTACAACGTCTTATAACGGTGACCTATTCGGTTTAATAGCTACTCATACAGGTTTAACCTATGGAGAGGTATTAAAAACAATTACAACTATGTTGGGTAAGAAAATAGAAGGTAACTATCAATCAGAGGAAGAAAGTTTATTTGATGGATTCTTCGATAGCTTATATATACCTTATGAAGATGAAGAAAAGGAAGTGACTTATGATGAAAGTGTTTTAGATAAATATAATAACGGATATAAATGGTTTAAACGTTTTGCAGATGACGGTATATTACCTTCGAGTCAAGTTAAATTTAAAATTGGATTTTCTGAAGAGAGTAATAGGATTACAATTCCACATTACAATGAACATGGGGAAATTATAGGAGTCATGGGGAGATTGGATTCAGACGAAATGACAAATTTTAAATACCTTCCTTTAATCCCTTTTCCTAAGCACAAATATCTTTATGGTTTATATCAGAATAAAGAATACATTAAAGAAAGTAAGAAAGTTTATATTTTTGAGTCAGAGAAGAGCGTAATGCAATGTGATAGTTTCGGAGTATATAATACTACGGCATTAGGGGGAAACCAAATAAGTACAACTCAAGTAGAACAGTTATTAAAATTAGGTGTTTCAGAAATAATCTTATGTATGGACGAAGGTTTAATGAAAGATGCAATTATAAGAGATGTTGACACTATTAAAAATTCATTATTTATGCGAGATGTAAAAATAAAAATAATGTTAGATAAAGAAAATAAGTATATGAAAAAAGGAAGTAAAGTATCTCCATCAGACCAGGGGAAAGAAATATTTGAAAAACTTTGTAATGAATGTATTTTAGGAGGTAAAAATAATTAATAAACAGAAGGAGTTATTATATGATAGCGAAATGATTATATAAAAAGTCCATTAAATTATCAGATGGAGAAAAAATAGTGCTAAATGTTTATAAAAAATGTTTAAATAATTATGATATGTTTAAAACATTAGAAACTATAGAAGATTAATTAACTTATTTTAAGGAGGAAAATATGAATATAATACATGTTAGTGGACAAAATGATTATTCAGCATTAGATATGGAAGAAAGTGAAGAATTAAAAGAAATAACCGAAATATTAATATCAGATGATAATTTAAACGAAGTAACTTCTAGCGATGGAAGTATTGTTAGATTATTAAAATTTAATGATATTGATGAAAGATTTATTTCATTTATAAGAAATAATATAATGGATTATGATTATTCTAAATGTTCTAGTTTTTATACTGTGGATGAAATTATGAGAGGATACAACTAATGATTAAAGTAAATATAATTTCTAAGGATTTAGGTAAAGAAGTATTTTGAAAAATTATGTGATGAATGTTTGATTATAAATTAAAGGAGGATAATTAAAAATAATTAATAAACTAAAGGAGGAATAATTATGAAAGGAATTAATTTTGAAGATAAAAATATTAAATTTGTATTATTACCAATAGGTAGATATTTGATAGATGGAGAAGTTGTTAATAATAACACTTGCACTAAAATTGAAGTAAAAGTAAAAAATGAAAAAGACATAAGAGAAATAGAAGAAACTAAAATTGTAGACTATTATTTACATGTTGACACAAAAGAAAAGATAACAAATGAAGAATATAATTCTAAAATCAATCAATTATTAGAAAAATCATATTATGACTATGACGTGGATGAGCAAATATTCACAACGTTAGAAGATGAATATGCATATAAGAAATTTAAAAGTTTATATAAACCAATATATAAAATCATACAGACATTTAGTGAACCACTCAAGGTAGAAATGAAAACGTATCAATATGATACAGGGAATAAATTTATAAAGAATTGTTTCTTAAATGGAAATAGTTCATATGATTTGTATACTTATAATCGACATGATGCTTGGATAGATATAGTTGAAAATTGTTTTAAGGAATTGAAATTTGAGTACATTCCAAACTGTGATTATGGACGTACGAAAGATAAGAAAGTCTGGGGGAATTCTACTCATTCATGTATAAGATATGTTACAGCTTTTGGAGGATATGTATTTGATGATAGATTTAACCTTCCAAACAAATGTGTATATGGTACATTAGAAGATTTAAAAGAAAGATATAAAAAGGATTATGATAGAATAAGAGATGTAATAATTAGGAAATATAACAAAATATATAAAGATATAGACCCTAAAAAAGTTGATTATAAAAAAGTAATTGAAGAATTGTATTGTATAGATGGTATTATAAATAATATTGGTGTTAAAAAACAATCAATAGAAAAACAGAAAGGAGCAATAAGCAGAATTGACAAATTAATACAATATTTAGAAAGTAAATACGAATAGGAGAGTTTATATATAAAACACAATAGAACTTTTGTTGGATAATTAATAAAGGAGTGATGTTATGAGTAAAAATAAAAAAGAGAGATATTCATACTCAAAATTAGGGACATATCATAACTGTCCATATAGTTATAAGCTAATATATCAAGACCATGTTAAAAGAAGTAACGGTGTATACGGTGTATTAGGTTCTAAACTCCATAGTATTATGGAGTCCTTAGAACATGGAAAAATGACAAAGGAGAAAGCATTAGAAGAATGGAGGAGAGAAATAGATATATTAGAATTTGTTGATGAATTAAAATTTCCAACTGAAAACGCTAAAAACAATTACATTAAAGACGTAGAGCTATATCTGGAGTATTTTGAACCATTAGATTTTACAAACAAAGAATGTTTAATAGAACAAGAGTTTGAAATAAAATTATGTGGTATAACTATTATGGGATATATAGATTTAGCTATTTTAGACCATGAAAAAAAAGAAATAACTATAGTAGATTATAAAACAAGCAGTAAAAGTGGATTTACAAAAGCACATTTAGTAGAGAAGTGTCATCAACTGATGCTCTATTCTAAAGCAATGGAAATAAATTATCCAGGGTATAAAATAGTGGAGACAAAGTTCGATATGGTCAAATATGCTAGAAAAAAAGGTAAAACTACTGTTAAAGAACGTAAAGATATACCTTTAGAAGAAATGGGTGATTATGAAAGATATTTTATATCCATTCCATTTAATAAAGAAAATTATAAAGTATTTGAAGATTACGTTAAAGACAGTTTAGAAACTATTAATAATGCCAAAGAATTAAATGAATGGAAACCAGAAAAGAATGTGTTCTTCTGCAAAAATTTATGTGGTGTAAGTGGAGAATGTAAATATTACAATAAAAGAAAATAATTAATAAATAGGAGGATTATATGAGATTTTTCTTAAAATATCCTCTATAACTCTTATGATACCTTGTTATAGCCTTAGAATGGCGTTCTAAAAGGTGTATTAAAAATATAAAGATAAAATTGTGATTTTATTTTAAAAGAAGATAAATGATTGGAGGAATAATTATGGCAAATTTAAATTGGGAATATAAAAATAAATTTAAAGCAAGAGCAAGAAATGATATTAAAACAAGAGATGAAAGTAAAGTTTTATATAAAGCAGGAGAAACATTTGAATTTATAGTGACTGGTTATGGTTGTGACCATTTTGGGATTGATGAATGTGAAGGTGAAAAAGTTTATTGTAACATTTATTTTAAAGATATAGAATTTGCTTTAAATATGGATAAAGGTACTTATAGAACATATGATGATAATGGTAAAGTCATTGAAAATACTGTACCTAAAACATATGACTACATTTATTCATCAATATATGATGAAGAATATTCAGCTCATTAAGGACTAATTGTTAAGTAATTATATACGAAGAAATACATTGTGAAGAATATCAAAAATATAAAAATAAATACAATAAAAGAAAATAATTAATAAACTATAGGTAATTTTCTGTGTAAGAAGGTTAATATGTTAATATAAGGAGGCGAGAATAAATGGAATACAGATATAATAATTACCATAAACATGATTATTACACAAATGTAAGACAACTTGATGTTGTTTGTAGCCCAATGGAATATATCCAGAGGGCTAAGGAATTAGATGGTGATAAAGCGATATTCTTCAGCACTAATCATGGATATCAAGGAAATATACACGAATATTACACAATGTGTAAAGAAAATAATATAAAACTTATAGCAGGTGTAGAGGCATATTATGTGTCTAATAGATTAGAAAAAGACAAATCTAATTATCATTTAGTAATAATAGCTAAAAATAAAAATGGATATAAACAAATTAACAAAATAATGTCAGAAGCAAATATAAGTGGATTTTACTATAAACCCAGAATAGATGATGAATTATTATTTAGTTTAAATCCTAATGACGTAATAATTACAACGGCTTGTGTTGCTTCAAGATTAAGAGATATTGAGGGTGCTGAAGACTGGATAATTAAAATGAAAAATTATTTTGGCAATAACTTTTATTTAGAAGTGCAAAATCATAACACTAATATTCAAAAAGAATATAATAAAAGACTTCTTAATTATGCTAAAAAATATAATATAGAGATAATTCATGCAAATGACTCACATTATATTAAACCCGAAGATTCAAAATATCGAGACTTATTTTTAAGGGCAAAGGGTATTGTGTATGAGGAAGAAAGCAATTTTATATTAGATTATCCAGATTATGAAACAATAGTAGAAAGATATAAGGTACAAGGTATTTTATCAGATAAACAAATCAAACAAGCTTTAGATAATACATTAATATTTGATAACTTTGAAGGAATAGAATTAGACGATGATATTAAATTACCTTCTATATCTGATAATCCAAATAAGGAATTAAAACAAATATTAAATAATGAATTAAAAAAAATACCAAAAGAAGAAAGACAGGAATATATAAATGCTGTAAAATACGAATTGAATATAATAGAAAAAACTCATATGGAAGATTATTTTATCCTTGATTATCATATTGTTAAAAAAGGTATGAAAGACTATAACGGACTATTAACTAAAACTGGAAGAGGGTCAGCACCTTCATTTATCATAACTAAGTTTTTAGGATTAACAGAAATAGACAGGCTAAAAGCACCTGTGCCATTATTCCCTACCAGATTCATGTCTATAGAACGTATATTACAAGCAAAATCCTTACCAGATATAGATTTAAACTGTTGTAATCCAGAACCATTTATTAAAGCTACAGAAGATTTATTAGGAGCTGAAAATTGTGCATGGATGCTTAGTTTTAAGCCTTTACAAAGAGCATCTGCATTTAGATTATATTGTAAATCTTTAGATATGAAAGTATCTGAATATGACGAAGTAGCTAAGAATTTAGACGATTATATTGATGATATTAACTGGAAAAACATAATAGAAGAATCAAAACATTTTGTAGGAGTAATTGAAAGTATTTCTCCTTCACCTTGTTCAATGTTACTCTATACAAAACCAGTTAATGAAGAAATAGGACTTATAAAAACTAAAGATGGAATATGTGCTAATTTAGACGGCTATAATTGCGATAAATATAAATATTTAAAAAATGATTATCTAACCGTTAACGTTTGGGATATAATAAGGAAAACTTGTAAATTGGCTAATATAGATATACCATCAATAACCGAAATTAATAATCTTTTAGATGATAAGACATGGGATATTTATGAGAAAGGATTAACTTCGACTATCAACCAAGCAGATTCCAAGTTTGCTACGGATTTAATTAAAAAATATAAACCTAAAAGTGTGGCTGAAATGAGTGGTTTCGTAGCTTCCATAAGACCTGGCTTTGCATCTTTATTGGATACATTTATAGATAGGAAAAAATATACGACAAATGTAAAAGAATTGGATGAATTATTATCTGAAAGTTATCATTTTATGTTATATCAAGAGTCAATCATGAAATATTTAATATGGTTAGATATTCCAGAATCAGAAAGTTATACGATAATTAAGAAGATAGCGAAAAAGAAATTTAAAGAAAAAGAATTAATTGAATTAAAAGAGAAATTAAAAAAAGGTTGGTTAAATGTTGTTGGCAAAGAAGAAGGATTTGAAGAAACGTGGAAAGTAGTAAATGACTCCAGTAAGTACGCTTTTAATGCTAGTCATTCACTATCTTATGCCTATGATAGTTTATATGGAGCTTATTTAAAATCTCATTATCCATTAGAATATTATACTGTTGCTATGAATAACTATACAGGGGATGAAGAAAGAACAACTAGGTTAACAGAAGAAATGAAACATTTTAATATTAAATTAAAGAATGTTAAATTTA